CCCATGCTCCACCCATTGAAGTGAGTGTCTGGATACTTTACTGGGTCACAATATTCCTTCATGATCTCATACCATTCGTCTGCACTGGTATGATTGTCACCTTGCAGTACATTTAGAATCTTGGTGCCACCATTGGCAACACCTTTACGATGCTTCATGAAGTATTCGTTGTTGAACTTGGTGGCATCCACTGCTTCTTGCAGTGTGGAGATTTGACAGGCCTTGCTTGCTGTCTTGTCATGAATAACCCAAGTCGGAATATCCAGTGTCATGCAGTAATCAGAAACGTTGTCTAGCCAGTTAAGAACTAACTCACGTTTCTTTTGAGCCTTGGCACACCCCGAGTTGGCTCGCCAATCACCTTCCCACAAGCCCTTGGCAATCTGGAAACCGCCTGAATCTCCCAAGAGAAACGTGCCTGGCTCACGGTTCCGTACCATGTCTTCTGACCAATCTTGTTTGTTAAGATCAAGATTAGCATGGCCCCCAGATGCAAGTGACCAACGATAAGGAAACAACGCCTTGTTGGAATTAAGCCAGTTAAGCTGTTCTATATCAGCAAGTCCCTGAGGGAATCGTGCTGGATCCACATAGTGTTCGTTCCTTTGCCGTCCCACAAATGTGGCATAGAATCCCGAGATGGCTGGAAGGAACACAGCGTAGTCTGATTGTTTGGCGGTGAGATTGTCTTGAGTTGGTTCTGTCATGTTACTAAGTGCTGTGCTAATACCATACAGCTAATCCAAACCCATATAGTGTTAAATCCTACCAAGGTTGGTAATAGTTTTTTCTCACTAGCCCAGATAAGTGTTAGGCTTGTTGCTAGAGTAAAGAAATATAACCACCAAAGGCTAATACCAAATATCAAACCAGGAATAATGATAACAGCCTTGGCTGTCCAACTAGCAAACTCTACAGTATTGTAGTCAGTCCAGTATTCCTTTGTAAACCACATGCCATAGCATTCTTTAATCTTATCAAACCCAATGTGGCGATATACAGCACCACACAGAACCAAGAACGCTAAACAAGCGGATAATATTTGTACGTTATTCATTATTTAGATTGCGCCGGAAGGATGTAATTGTAAACAGCCAAGCCAGAATCCACAGTGATCTGTGCGGCACCGTCATCGCTGATGCGCACAACTTTGTCACCAGTCAAGTCCATGATGCTGACAAACTGTTTGGCAGGCCATGACCATGTGCGCTTCAATGCACCATTCACTCCGGGATGGAACACAAAGTTACCTGAGTGCGTTGAATGGTCACCAAAGAAAAATTTCAAGTCGCTGTTTTCAGTCTTGGCTTGAAAGTTGGGCTCTTCAGCGTTGGCGCTCATCTGCCACTTCAGTCGCTGAATAGCGGCATTGGTGGGTTCAAATTCAATGTGCCAAGGCACAGCTCGCATCTTGGCAGTTTTCAACTTGTCATTCACAATGCCAGCTGACATAAAACGATAGTTGTTTTTGAAGTCGCCCACTTTGTTTTCAAAGCTGATGCCGTCAGGATCACCACTTGATCCGCGTGTGATAGCAAGTGTGGCATTTTCTTTGTATTCTTGCAAGTTCAACAAAGTTTTAAGTTTGCTCAAGTTAGGCATACCAAATGTGCCAATAAAGTCTGCTACAGGGTTTTTAAATTCAGCCTGCACAACCACGCTGAGGTCTTCAGCTAAGCCGCTGACAGTGGTGGTATTTGTATCTCCAACAATTTTGATCAGGTCAATGCAACCAAGATCAAAAGTGTGTTCAACCAAGTCTAATAGATAATCTTTCATACAGTTCTCCTAAGTGTGTAGTATAAGGGTTTTATTTGGTTTTTGCAACCAGTTTGGCTAATGCTTGCCCGCCTTTGAGGCTGGTAAGTTCGCCAGGCTTTCGAAATTCAATCCAACTGACATCGCCAGCGCCGTCATGTGAATAAACATATTCCCAACCAATTCGGTCAGCATGCTGTCTAATATAACGCTGTGGTGTGTAGCACATAAAAAATCTTTCACTTAGTCCAGCGCCTTGCTCTCGGTCAGCATTGTTGTAAGTAAAGATCACATGGCCGCCGGGTCTGCATTTTACAAACAGCTCATTGAGATAACGTTCAATAACAGACATAGGTTTGTAGTTGAAGAAGTTGTAGGCAAATACCAAGCCAAACGAGTTGTTGGGCAAGTCATCTAAAATGTTGGCTTCTCGACGATCATCAATGATATATTGTCTTAGGCGGCGTTGATACTCTGGCGTGAACTGTTGCACAGCAGGATCCAATAGCTCTTGATGATGATCCACCACGTACAGTGGATCCAGTGGCACTAGTTCTTCAATGTAGTTTTCTCGGCCTGGCCTAAAAATCAATCCTGGATGGTGCCAGTCTGCTAGATTGCGCAAGTGACTGCGCAGAATCATGTTGCTGTCGGGATCAATACTTAGTCTACGATCCAGGATGTACTGATTGGTTTCAAACGGCATCTCATGATCAAAAATGCGCTGACTTTCTCTAAAGTATTCGCCTTCCATGTCTGCACGTTGATTGTACAGACGCTCGTGCAAGGTGTTTAGAGTGCGACCATAGACATCAATAGAGGCCAACACGTCTTGATAGTTACGCTCTAGTTCTTTGGCAGTAACTCCTATTTGTATAGGATGAGTGGTTACTCTTTCAAGCACAGCTTCAAGATTGCGCATGGCAGGGCGACACGCAACATCAGCTTTGATGCTGTCTAACAAATTTAAATATGCAACAATTTCACTTAACTTCATTCGAAACTAAACAGACTAGTAAATGTATTTTCTGTGTTGGTTGCAGACGCAAGTTCCCAATCCAACACACCCAGCAAGTTGTCAATCTTTTGATCCACAACAGTTGCTTCCATCAAGCCATCATCAAACGGCAATTCTGTAAACCACGCAGGCAGTCGTTGCTCATCAGTGGGGTATCCAATTGAAGTCCACCCAAGAGCGTTGCTTTTAAGTTTGCATACAATGGTTTTCATACCATCAACAATTTGCATACTGTAGTTGTCGCTGTTCATCTTGCGCATGTTATTCCAGTTGATTGCGGCTCGCACATGACCCGGCATGTTTGCTTTGCCCAGTCGTGTTTCTTCTGCCGCATACTTGGTCAAGTTGTTCACACGCTTGGGTGAACCTTTCTCCCAACCTGGCCGCTCCATAAACTCATACTTGAATTCACGTATGCGTTCCACAATCTCATCTTTACCTGCACCAGCAAGTAGTTTATTTAGAATTTCCAACAAGAAGTCTTGAATTACTTTGGGAGTGTCACTGCGTTTTAGATCCAATCCTGTGGCCTTGGTCTTGCCAATTTTGCCTTCTACGTCCAGCCGCTTGCCTTCAATGTCAATGGCATTCACAGCATAACGCTTCTTGGTGATAAACAAACCACGATCTGCCACAGTCTCACGACCACACTTGATCAATGCGCCCATGTCTCGGGGGCAGTGAAAAGCCTGTTCCATGAAGCCAGGGAAACTTTCGTTGACTTGGTCAGCAAGGTTGTCATACAGTTGAATACAAGTTTCTTTCGACCAGGCCATCCTGCCTTCCTCAACTTCCTTCTTGAGTACCGGCCAAGCGGAGAAATAACAAGAGTCTGTGTCCCCGTAAATGATTGCTTTACCCACATGGTCGTATTCGCCTGTAATAAGTTCATTGAGGTGGGCATCCATGTGCCTGGCAATACTTCTACCAGTGAGCGTAGTGGACTGCCCAATACGCTTGTCAAAGAACCTACAGCCCGGGTTAAGAATAGCCCCGTAGAGACTGTTGAGGTTAATCTTTTTAACCAGTTGTCGCTTGTCCCAGAATGCAATTTCTTTAGCATCTTTTGCGTCCTTCTTCTTGGCTTGCAGTTCTTTACGTTCTTCATACCAACGCTCTAGCAAGCCGGGAATGATACCCTTTTTCTCAAATGTAAGGATAGTACCATTGGCAGTGAGGATCCAAGGTTGGTTAGAGTCAAAGATAATCGTCCAAATCTCGGCAGCTGAGTGTACTGACTCTTCGCCGTTCTCCCAGTCAATGGTAATCTCTGTGCCACGTTGTTGTTCCATCACAGCAGTGTATTCCAGGCTGGCAAAGATACCTTCCCATGCGCCTGCAAAACTCTGTCCCTTGGCCATGTTGGCTTTGATCAAATGATCTGTCATGGTCTGGCGCAGTTGTCCTACCACCGTCTCTGGTCCCATGTTCATGGCACGAATTGCTGATGGATACAGTGAGTTAATGTCAACTGATCCAATCCACTCATGCACACCCTTCTTGGGATACGCAACATACGCACCAGCGGCCTGTGTGTCTTCGTCTGTAAGCCGTTGCTTGCGGTTGGGCACAACCATGCCACGTTCATGAGCTTCATTGATAATAGCTTGCTCAGTCACTGCCACAGCACCCATTGTGGTTTGTAGCAACACAGTATTGGCATGGGCAAGTTCGTTAGCAAGATCAAGAAACCGCAATTTTTTATCTAATCTTGCAATCAGCATTGTATCTTGACGGTTGTATTCAATAAACTTTTTAAAGTGTTGGTTATACAAAGCATCCAAGGTGCCTTCAAACTGTGTTTTGCGCTCGCCCAGTTCGTGTTCACCAATGGCATCCAGGCTATACGAGTGACGCTCCTCGTATGTGTACTTGCGATACAGTTGCATATAGTCCATATGCACACGACCAATCAAGTCATAAGTTTCGTTTTCAGCACCAAAGCGTTCAAACACACGCTTCTTGGGCAACTGACCCCACAAGCAGAATTTACGTGTATCATCTTTGCTGAGTACCCGCACACATCTGTTGACAGTGTAGGGAATGTCATAGCCTTCAGAGTTCCAGCCTGTTAGAATGTCAGCGTCGTCAATTAGATCCAGGAAGGTCTTGATCATCTCTGATTCTTCAGTAAACAGGATTGTATTTTCAAAGTCCTTGACCAAGTCTTGCGCTGTTTCCCAACTCATGTGTGCTGGCGGCACTGCTAGTGTGACTATCTGATCCAACCAGTCTAGGTAGACTGAAATAGCAGTGATAGGATTGAACGGATCCGACACAGGACTAAATCCACGCTCCTTGTCAAACGCCACCTCAATGTCAAAAAACGCTGTGTGTAGTTCAGGCGCATTTTGATCTTTGTAGTTTTCTTCAAGGCATCTAAATATGGGATTGATGTCGCTCTCATAAAGTTGCTTGCCGCTTTGGATACGTACTTCTTTGCGGAACTCTTTGTTGTTGCGTGTACTAAATCTTGATACAGGTGTGCCGTAGATACTTTGGAATTTGCCACGAGCATCGTCGTAGTAAAAAATGTAATTTGCTGGATACTCTCGGTAGACTCTTACACCGTCTCGGCGTTCTACAGTATGAATGCGATCGTGTTCACGATCAAAAAGTGCGTCAATATAACTCATTGTTCTCCGTTTGTGGCCGGGTGGGCCTTGCTACATGCTCGTAATGTGAGCGACTCTTTGTTACTTATCAGTGTCAACAAAGTAATTGTTAATTTTGCCTTGGCGATTCAAATCATTGGTTATGCAGTGTATGCCAGCGTCCCAGAAGTATCGATGACGGAAATTAGAAACATGTACTTCAATACCATGTCTGGCACAAGCCTGTTCGACTTGATCGTTGTGTGAACTTACCACAATGTTCTTTTGATCTATCACAAGTATGTTAACATCAAAAACAGTTTCGCTTGCGTTGCCGACCCAGGACTCAAAGTAGTGTTCTACTATATGCACAAGATCAGGATCTGATTCAAAGCCCGGAATGTTCCAACGTCCACGATTGTGCTTCATGCTGGATCTAAATTCAGCAGTGTCGGCATAGGTAGACGCTGGAAGATACACCACCTCCCAGTCAGGAAATGTATCCGAATAAGTAGGAACGTCACGTAAACTTATGATCAGACCCGGCGTCACTGGACAATAGGTGCTATCGCCGTGACCGCCGGCGTTGACAATTTTGTTGCGGGTATTGGGAAACTGTTGATTGATACGTGTCAACATCATGCTTTGATCTTCATCATAACTTTGTGTGGCAAAGTATAAGTCTTGTCCAATTCTGCTGACAAAACATCCAGACACCACATCAAGATCAGTGTATCGCACTTGATTGCCCTGATCATGAACGTCTTGAAAAATATTTTGATAACATGCCAATTTAGACCGATGCTGATCTAGGTCACGTGCCTGGAATGTAGCTAAGTCTAGCTCAGACTGATTGGAAAAAACCCGGTGTGCATGACTACTATTGGGACTTCTTGGAATCCACAACTGATCATGAATCATAACAAAGTAATCCCTGGGTGTCACAGGTGGGGCATTCCAGCGTCCATGACATTTTAAACTATTGGAATCAGCAGGTATTTCGGGACGCAGGACTTGAATGCCAAATTGCCCTTGTAATAATTGTATCAACGACTGAAAGTCTTGTTCAGTTTCATCTGCCAACTGTTCAAAATGCCGTCGTGTGTTGGCATTTTGTATCCACGAATAGAATTCTGGAGGATAACTTTTGCCTACCACACATACTTGCAGTGGATCCCAATGCTGAAACACCGAATACATTAGAGAGTTTTGCCCACAGTCTCAAGAATTGTTTCTAATAGTTCGTGATCTTGTTTGGCTTTACCAAACTCAGCTTTGTGTGCCAGCTTGATAGCCTTCTTCAACACGCCCGGTTTAATTTCAAGCTCTTCAGCAATGGCCTTGACTGTATCATTCAGGCCGCCAGTTAGAGTCTCAATTTCCTGAGTCACTTGCATTCCTTCGTTGATAAGTTGGGTGAGTTTGATCTTTTGATCACCATTAAATGTTTTAATCATAGTTTATTCCTTTGTTAAGTTTTTGATCACATCTGCTTTGAGTGTGCAACATGCAGTATAACAGACTTTGCCCAGCGTTGTCAAGTCCCTTTAGAATATTTTTTCCTTAAGTACTCGCACTACATACAACATGGACATTGTGGTAAACGACTATCTAACGTGGGAACGAGCAGAACAAGCAGATTTGGCTCCTGCACCTGTGTCGTGTGCTGTGCATTTTCCCGAATGGTGGAAAAATCTACGTGGTGATCTGCGTGAATATTTACCGGCCAGTGGAGACCACAGAAATCACACTGCAAGATTATGTTTGGGGCTACGCGGGGCAAGTCAATTGGGATGGACTATTCCATTGGATGCTGTGTTGCATAATGGTATCACAGCCGGTGCCTGGCGGTATGGACATTTGCTACAAGAAATGTTGCATGGAACCGTCTGGGCTCAAAAGGTTGCCGGCGAATATGTGTGGGATAGGCCAATGATTTTGGCTTGGCCCTGGCGAGCCAAAATGGCACCCGGCTGGAGATTGTTAATGAATGACTATCCGCTGGACTGGCATCAAGATTTTCATTGTTTTACTGGATACGTGGATGCCAACCATGGATCAGGATTTTGGGGATGGGCTCAGGAAATGCACAAAGAATTCAACTACTACAATGTAGAAACTGTGGTAATAATGAAAAAACAAGCTCGCATCAACACAGGGTCAGCAGTGTTTTCAATGGTACCAGTATACGAACCAACCCATGTGCCTAAACCATTCACTGGGTATCCATTTTAAGGCGTTGTCGGACTTGGTTGGATTGTGAGTGTGCCTTTAAATCTTACCGTTTGTCCGTTGAGTATTTGTAAACTGCCGGGACCGGTGTATGATGGATCATCACCGGTATGGCCAGAAATATCATAGGGCTGCCAGCCCAGAGTATCCCACACTGGCTGAGTAGAAATATTAAAATTCCCCAGGGTACAAGTATATCCGCAAATCAATATATCAGTATTCTCGGCCTTGATTTCAAAATCAAAATCCTTGATCTCAAAGATATTACTTGACACCGGCAAATTGATCAAAATTTCACGAGAATCTTGCGTGGACGAACTAGGCACCCAGTTTATTGTTGGCACCAGACTGAACTGTTGAGAAGTGCTGTCAAGCACAATTGTGACCAGCGCACTGGTATCTGGTTTGACATGGCAATTTAATGTCAGAATGGACGTATACATATTTTATCTTTCTTTCCACACAAGTTAACTGGCTATTTCATCGCCAATGCAATCAGACGTTGTTTATTGTGGCTACAGATTTGTCTGCTCTTTTGGTACAATTCAAGTTGTTGATTTACAGGCATACCAGCAACTTGTTGCACTATATTTATAATTTTTTGATATCTATCAGGACCTTCTAGTTGATCATAACTTTCGTCCCATAAATTATCAAAAGTTTTAAACCCCAACAATTGCATCTGTTGCAAAAAATTCTTGGGAGCATACACCACCATGGGCTTTTGGGCCACCATGGTTCTTATGGTCTTCTCACTGGGAGTAAATGTAGTTCCCCTGGTCATAGTTTCAAATGTGATTTCAAAAAGATATTTCCCACTAATATCAATTAAATTTTTAGTAGGGACAGCATTTCGATTTTCGCCACAGTTGGCATTGGTGTATTGGTCAATAGCATTGTATCCATCTATGGAGTGAACCGGCATGTCAAAACAAAAATTACGAAAGTGTTGGTGCGCGGATATTTTCTCAACAGGATCAACAACTGGCATCCAATCACTCAATTGATCATGTATCATGTGGCTGTGATCAAACGGTTGTGATGTAGGAGGCTCTGTTTCGTTCATCTTGCTGAGCAAGCAGGCTTGCTTCAGTGCCGGGTCATGCCAAATATCATACAAGGCCAGCAATCTGGGAGTAGTTCGTCTTCCTACAAACAATGCCCATGGTTTCCAGTTTGACTCTAGGTGTGTATCTGCATCATCCCAGTATGCACGACATCTGCTAAATTCGTCACTGACTGTGAACTGTTTCCAAAAGAGATTTGTCCAAGGTGCATCAGTTGACAATGCATTTGGGCTAAAGATAAAAACAGAATCTGCTGATCTTTCAGTTTCTTTCATGACCTTGTCAACTGCTGACACTACCCCGGCTGTTGATAGACTCAACCCTTCAAAGCGCACATGAATTACCACATGGTCTGACAACGGTGCATTTCTAAAAGCATTGCAAAATTCTTGTTGGTTGATCCAGTAGTCCCCATCAACCTGTAAATATACCACAGTGACATTGTGCCGCCCGGCCAATCTTTTCATCTGCTCAAGGTCAAAATCTGTCATCTTTGTATCACATTAACACGATGTTCAATTACAGAATTGGTATCCGCGGCAGTGGGACACTGTTTGCATATGGCATGCACATGCCCAAAATTTTTGGCAAAATGGTTGATTACCACAGGGTCAGATTGCAAGTCAATACTGCCATTGGTTGCATGATCAAAGTATTCTTTCCAGGCTGCCTCATTGGCACCGCCGTGGGCTGACCATGCTTCTTGAACAAGAGCCGACGTTGAGCATTTGTAGATTTTGCCTTTCCATAGCATGGGGCATGTGGCTTGATGACAATTAGCATAGGCCCTGTCAGGATCAGACTGCCAGGGTTGCATGTTGGTGTAAGTGCCCTGAAATGTTTGTGTAAATTTTGTAGGTGTGTTTATCTGTAATCGTAGGCCAGTGTCGGTTATCCATCGATCTAGTCCATACTCATGTATAGGTGTCCATGTATAACTGCTACGCAATCGAGTCAGCACTGAATCAATATTGCCAGTATGGTCAGTAATTTTAAGAACAGCATTGCCATCTTGATACAACCATTCTACAACTTTCCAGTGTTTTTCGAGCAACAATCCATTGGTAGGAAAACGTATACGACTATCAGGAAGCAATTCGCGAACACCGTTTAACCAGGTCAACACATGAGGATTGATCAAGGGCTCTCCTCCCATGAATCCAATATCTTCAATTGAAATTTTTTCTAACCACTGTTGTAACCAGTGTTGAGTTGTGGACCAGTCTGCGTAGCCTTGGTGGCGATAATCACTGTAGGTACTACAGCCGTGACAACTTAGATTGCAGACCTGTGTCAACATTATTTCTAAAAAAGGCAATACAGGTTTCATTACTAGATGTAGGTGCTCACTTTAGGGTACGCAGTAGCGAATTGTTTCCCCAAGGCAGCAGCCGCCTCACACTTACGGTAACAAGTACCGGTCCTAAGGTGTGTTGGTTTAGCCCCGGCGAGCAAACTCTCTGCGGCGTTGTGCGCCAACTTGTGTCACGTGTTCAATCAGTCGATTGCGTACAGCAAAAGCT